CTATTCCTTTTCTATTTTTGCTATATTCAAATCGGTTTGAACAATTTCTTGCAACGCTACGGGCACATCGTTAATCACGCTACGGCCTGATAGAATGAGCTGTACGAACGTTGTCGCGAAAACCCTTTTTATTTTATCATCCACAGGATTACCTCCCTTCAATGATTATCCCATAATAAAAAAAATCTTCTTAAAACTCTACTTAACATTGGTCTGTTGTGACATGACCAGTTGAATCAGTCCTGCAATAGCTTCTTTATTGTCCAGATCAGCCTTTTTAAGTACAGCAATTTCTTCTCGCAGCTTATCCTCGACAGATGGCTCAGGTTTCCGTACCGGCATTTTTTCAAACTCTCCTGTGTCAGGATGGTACCTATTGCCCAACACTTCATATCCATTAACTTCAATCACTTTATCGCCTGCTGGGGCTTCCATACTCTGCGATACCGCGAAAATTACGTATTCGTTATTATACTGAGCAAAATATTTCATGAAAGCACTCCTATCTTAATTAAATTCTATGACTTCGAACGATGCCCAAATAAAAATATCTGACTTCGAGTGGGTAAACTTAACTTGAGTAGAGTTAATAAGTGTGGCCTGATGTCCTTCGTCGTCACCATATGTTGTTATATTTAACATTGTTTTTCCGACATTAACAGGAGCAATATTTACAATACCGTCAGACACATTGCTAGAAATACTAAATCTCTGCACACTTTTCACAGAACCCGCCTCCTTTATGCTGTTTATAAGTTGCCTTAATTCATCACCTATTGCCTTTACTGCACTTGGCGTAGCTGCCTGATCCGTGGCTGTACTCCCGGTGGATGTGTTGAGCTGAACAATACCACGTGCTTGTGTAGTAGCGCTTGGCAAATCCGATGCCGGGTGACTATGTTGTTTTAGAGCAGCGTAATCCTTCGTATACTGTTTTGCGTTGCCTTCTGCTGCATTCCATGCCGCTTGTTTGGCGGCTGTGACATGAAGGTCTGTATTTACAACATGGTTATCCAGTACTTCCTTGGAAGCAACACCGTTCCCGGCCGGGTCCTTTTTGATGTTTTCCAACTGTGCAGCCAGTTCCTGGTCGTTTGAATAAAGCGTATCAATTGGTACATTCAGGACATCCGCATGTCCCTGATCCGTTGTTACAAATCTACGTGGTTGTTTTATCGCCATAAGACTCATCCTCCTTAATAAATATCATCAATCTCAAAAATAAACTCCATGTCAGCATCCTTGGTCTTATTGCTCATCGTACGAACAGCCGTTAGCTTACCAGCCGAATCTACCAAGGCAAGCTCATTAATCGTTTCACCAGCCAATTCAGCTTCCGCCAGTGAACAGATATAGCGGATTGTCGCAGGCGAAATAAATTCAAAGCTGGTAATATCCTTTTGGATTAGTTCTTTTTTCAATGACTGTTCCGTTCCTTCCAAAGGGAGTGGCTTACCTGCTTGATCCACACCTCCGCTACCAAATGCCATCTTCACCACTTTAGTTAGCGAACCACCTTCAGCGCGGGCACGCGCCATTTGTTCCCTAGCATAAGCGGTCGTAACTGTCAGAACTTGTTCTGCCATGAACTACCATCCTTTCTCTCATAAAAATTAACGTTTATCCTTGTCTAATCCATTTATTATGGGGCAACTATGTTGCAAGTTTTCACCCTCTTGCCAATGAGCCACATAATTTGTAAGTGATCTACATTGAAATAACCGTCTCAGTTGAGCTTAAAAGCCGGGTACCATCGAGCATCATGCTCCCATCAAATTTCCAGTAATGATTCCGGATCTTTACGTTGCCTTCCTGATAATTGTCTACACGATGCAAAATAGATAGCTTCGTGCGGTTCAAATACCGCAGACGTTCCCCAGTCCACCCGGACAAGGAAGCCCCTCCGTTTAATAACTCAACACCATCCAGATACCAGGGTCGACCACCAAAAAAGCGAACTCTTGAACGTAACCCGAGACGTGGATCCATCTCATGATCATGAAGAAATGTAAGCCTCGTTTTATTATTTATATAAAAAGCAAGATGAGCAGGCTTAACATCCTCTATGATCTTTCTGAAATCAGCCATATTATCTGGAACTCGATTTTCAAAACTTATGCCAAACTTGTATTCCGTCGGGAAAAAATCAACTTCTCCATCGGCGCCAAACGAGTTCATAATACCTCGTACTAAATCCCCGGAAAATTTGCCACTCCCGCGCAGCTTGGATTCTACTACCGAACGTCGCTGCTCTAGCGGCTTGTCCAAATGAATAGGGATGCCCAACTCGATCTCCCAACGTTCCAGCGCCCAGGTGGCGGTACGAACGAAAAACTGGGCTAATGTATCATCCAACGCGAGATATAGAGCATCCAATTCACTACCCTTTGCGTCCATATCAGCGTGCATTACACGGGAAATTTCGTAATAAGCAGGCAAATAGGAGAATAGCTCCCGTCCTCGCACACTGCGCATTTGACTTTTGATATCCTTCATCACACTCTGGATGCCGAGTTGATTACTGTCTGGTATACGTGAGCCGCTCCTCCCGAAAGAACCTGTCTCTTTGGAGCTTACGCTTATTCCATCACTACCCACTGACGATCACCTTCCCCAGCTCTGCCGCCTGACCAAATCGAATCCTTATTTGCTGGTTGCTCTGTCTATTCATTTTCAGCTTGGAACGATCAATCATAATCGGATTCATTCTTTGATACATGCTCGTTCCCCCTTTGGGTACAGGCTGTTTTTTGTTCTGTTCGCTATACTGTTTTCTTGCGGAAAATAGAGCTATACCATTTAACCGTTTCTGGCTGTGTATTGGAAATCTCCACAGATGACGAATCCTCTGCGTTACCTGGTGCAAGATCAGAACGTTTGGAGAAAATGATCTCCATTACCTTGCCACGCTGTTGTTCATCCAAAACATAGCTTCCAATAATCGTAGCTACATCGCCCTCTCCCCGATCATAGCGGGTGATGCAGGAATGAGCGCAAATACGCAATTGAGCCTCTGTTAAAGCTGCCATGGTTATGATTTCACCTCTTTTATATAGATTTTTGCTACTGTATAGAATAGTCAGTACACGTTATTTTCCTGTGTTACCAAGCATGAGTTGGGTCAGCGTTACTTCCAGATCTGCAATACGCTGCTTCAATTGGTCTGCCTCGCTTGGCTGTTGCTCCGCTTTTTGTGTCAGCTCCTTGATCGCTTCGCCACTTAATCCTTCACCCCAGAATGTCGTTGGGTCTTTTCGTTCTGGAGTTGTAAAATTTGGTGCAGAATATACGGGTTCTTCCCCACGTTCTTTTTCCGGCTTGCTTTGCCATTCATCGTGCAGCTTCTGAAACGAAGTTTGGGATTCCTTGCTCCGTTGCTCATACACATTTTGGGCCTCTAGCAGCTTTTGGTTAAACTCTGCTTCATAGATCAGCCAGCTTTGGATGTCAAAACGGGGATGGTATAAGCCTGGTGGCACTGGAATACCAACGGTATAGCCAGCAGGAATCTTTTCCTGGCTAGTTTGATCCGTAGCGTTGGAATTAGTAACGGTAGGCTGATAGGTGTCTAGCTGCTCGTTTGTATCAGATAGCGTGAGCGAAGATAGAGCATAAAAAGGGACGATGCCAGAAAAGGCATCGTCCACTAGCTCGTCCTCCAGATAGAGGCCATCTGTATTTACTTTAGGTACTGCTTTCATGTGTTGCCCTCCTTAAACTTCTGCTATAAATTGAGCGGCATCCAAACGTATCCAACCGTAACCTCCTCTACCTACTACCTCCACACGCCCATCAGGGGATATAGCAATTACGGCGGTTTTGTCGCTAGACACCGCATCGGATGCTGCGCAGGTTAATACCGTCAATATTTTAGGCCTGTATCCTTCTGGCAACTTAAAAAATGTGACAGTTGCATTAGAAGTCGGCACTTTTATTGACCCGTGCATCTTAATTAGATTATCGGACATTTTAAGGTACTGAGGCTGAATGTCCACTGACGATGTTTCAGCCGTAACTCCATTAAGCAGTGTAGGTGTGATCCACGACGGGTTATCCTTCTCTGCTTTTTTATTCTCCAACACGCTCACACGCTTTGTGTTCTGCTGCACGCTATCTACCAAGTCCAGCAGCAGTGATTTTTCGTTAGTTGCGCAGGAACCTGTAAACGGCACTATAGGCGAACGGTCAAGCATCAGATATGTGACGCTGTAGGCCTTATTTGGTACGTAGGAATATAATTGGTCAATATAAACATTTCCGTGCCAGTTACCATCTGGCGAGGTTACTATACCCCAATTGAAAGCCTCAGATTTACCGTTACCGAATACATTAAAAATCTTGCTCGGTTTTTGCTCTAAGGGGTTGACACCGTTACGGTTCATTGCCCATCTATTAGTAATACCCTCAGCGTAAGGAATTGGTTTGTTACTCTCCCGAAGTACAATTCCCGTACCTACTTCAACTTGATTATCACCCTCAACAAAGGCTAGCTGTCCCTCAGATACAATAGATTCAACGGTAGGCGTTGCGAGTTGGTATACAAGTTGGTAAGGTGTAAACTTAGCAGCCAGAGTAGTTGGTACTGTCAGACTACCGTCAGCGTAACCACCGTTCTTATCGACACCGTTTGTTCGCCGTGCCCATGCTTTATTTAAGCCATCCGTCCGATTATACATGCTACTTCCGTCTGTACTTGTCGAAGTATCGTACATCTTCCAACCCATAAAGTACGCCTTAATCTCGTCTGCTGTCGGTGTGAAACTGTCTCCCCATCCACTGTCAGCGGTAGCGACAGAAATGTATAAATCTCCTGCGCCTGTAACAGCGTTTGTATCCGTTGTGCTACCTGTCGTACCCTGCGGGATGATTTTACCGTCAAATTTGGTTGCCCATCCACTCGCGGCAACTGCGCCAGATACCAATCCGACTACCTTAACCTGCTTAAGCCCTATAGAGGATGTATCCCCAATCGCCCAAGATAAAGTGCCATCCAATACCAACGAACGCCATTTTTTCAACTTAAAGTATTGACTATCTCGCTCATACACCGTATCGGCATTAGCCCCTGTAACTGGATCTGCGTACAGGTCTGTTTGCAATGCTAACATGGCATCCTCACGAGGTTTGAATGATTTGGCTATGAGTCCGATGTTTAACATAGGCTTAGACATAGTTACGACTGTAGATGATGTACCAAGCAATCTGATATTCACCGCCTGACTAGCCGTAAACGTGGCAGTTAATAGACCAGTTCCTACCGCCTCAGCCAATATTTTTGTTTCAGGCTCATCCGTTACCGTAATCCTACCAGTCGCCCCACCAGATTGGACTGAGACGGTGTAATTTTGCCCAGGTACTAAAGGCGATACGGTGTGTACTATTTTATTATCCACCGTGACGGAAACACTCTTTTCATCCGTTATGGTAGGTGCACCCTGTTTGGCTGACCACCCGTAGATGCTCGGTAACATATTTTCTCCATACCGAATTGCATACGGATTCCGCACAGGCGTTACACTGTCCACGTAATGATACTTCGTCGCCACCTGTTCTAGCGTCATACCGGCAAGTGCTGTGTATTCAGCATCAGAAATCTCATATAGTCTAAGAGCATCTGCATAGCCAATCTGACCGACTGCTGTAACATTAAGTCGCGCCATCGCTTGGGTGTTATTAACATCTGCTGAGGGCGAGAATGCAACATAGGTGAACTCCCATTTGTTCTTGGAAGTAACCAACGGACTTGAGAAGCTAGTCCCCTGAATAACAATGCTCATATTAGTGGCAGATTCGTTGTACAAATTCCCAAGAGCAATATACTTTTTGCCCGCTTTTATTGTAGTGGCTGTATTACCAAAACCATCAGCAATAGCATTGGCAAGTTCCGATGTTATTTTTAAAGAACCGCCTCCTACTATGCTTTTTGTAACATCAATATTCAACGTAGACTGAAAGCGTCCGAACCTCGAAAGGGTTTTCGATGCTCCCCAATCCCTACCCAACAAATTCACCAACGTACGCCCGCTCAGCCCCGTGAGCGAGAACGGCGCAGCCTTTTCCGCATGCACAATTTGCACCCCAGGCTCCAGAGTAACCTCCTTGCGCTCCGTTGTATCCAACCGCTTCTTGATCGCATCCACACCATCATTCACATCACCTGCAAAATTATCTACAGCACGCCAGTTTTGATCCAAATACTTCTCCAGATCAAAATAAGTTGTTTTGGGTGATGTACGGTCAATTTGATTTAAGCCTAGATTCGGTGTTTTTTCGCTTGCCATGTTATGCGCCACCTCCTAAATATCTATCCTGTGTTGTATGTTCATTTTCATAGATGGTCACAGATTCGACTTCAGCAATGGTCAGGTAACGTAGTTTATATTCTACCGTCAAATGAGCCGGCTTGATCTCCTCGATAGCTGCTTTAAGATCCTCCACATTAGGCGGAATGCCGATGATATCTATAAATTTGACCGTGAATCCCCATTCAGCGGGATGAAAGGTAACATCTACTGTACCGCCGTCATATGCTTCGGCTACATTTTTGACAAGTCGGCCGGAAAAAGTCCCTGCTCCCCGTAGCTTCGACTCTACTACTGCACGCCGCTGGTCCAGCGGCTTGCCAAGGTCGGTTTCGATACCCAGCTCCATTTCCCAGCGTTCCAATCCCCAGGTAGCGGTACGGACGAAAAACTGAGCCACCGTCGCATCCATCGCCAGATACAAGGAATCCAGTTCACTGCCCTTCGCATCCATATCGGAGCGCATCACACGGGAAATTTCATAGTAGGCGGGTAAATAGGAAAACAGCTCGCGTCCCCGCAAGCTGCTCATGTGCCCCTCTTCACCCATAGCTAGACGATTCATTGGATTGTTCATGTTCGTACCATCATTACTCACTGACGCTCACCGTCCCCAGTACCGCCACCTGACCTGATCCAATCTCAATATTTTGATTGCTCTGTCCATTGATTTTTAGCTCAGAGAAATCAATAATGATCGGAATGTCCAGCAAAACAGCAGAAATCCGGGTATACCGAACCAACGGGTCTTCCTTGTAAAAAGCAAGCTGCTTCAAATACGTCCGCACTCCGCTTTCGATCAGCTTTTTGATCTCATCCAGGGTGGACGGCTTCTCCTTGGTACGCTGTACCTTGACCGAGATGTTAATTTCCACCTCTGTCGCAGGCATGATCGTCACCACGGGACCCGCTGGTGCCAACCCTTCGCCTTGTCCATCCTGAGTCGGATCAATGTACTTCTGTACCGCAGCGACGATATCCGGACTGGCAGCGCGTTTATCTGTGTCCAGCACATATAAAGCCACCGTACCCGGCCCTTTCCAGAGCGGAACAACCTCCACGCCGCCTACTCCGGCGATTTCATTCGCCCACTGTGTATATTGCGCCTTGTTCCCGCTCGTACCCTGGTTGCGCACCTTGGCATAAAAACGCTCCAGCAACAGCTGGTCGCTCTCAATGTCCGTGCCACTTTTAGTTTCCTCTGTATTGATAACGGAGGAAACACCATTGACCGGGCTAGCCATCACCTGAATGACGCCCGCGGGTACGTTACCGCTGCGACCGGGATTGACTGCCCGAATCGCCGCTTCTCCTTTACCCTGCTCATCCAGCGTGACCGCTGCCGTGGTCGCATACTCAATGGAAGCTTCCCCCGATACATCATCTGCCGGGGTCGCCACCAACGTTCCCGCCGGAACGGTCGTTCCCGCTGTACCCGTGAATGTGACCATACCTGAGGCAGCAACCGCTTCCCGCCGTGTCACTCCATGCTCTGCTGTTCGCAGATCCAGCTCCGGCGAGCGAAAATCCGGGTTATCGCTGGCCGCCGTACTGGCAAAGCCACGTCTTAGCAGCTCCTGCGCCCAAATCGCCGCTTCGGAGAGCATAAACGCTACCGGTGCCTGCGCATCCCAAATAAAAGAACCCTCGGACTTATCAATGTCCGAAGGCACTTTTTCCAGCATACGACTCAAAATTTCCTCTTCCGTCTGGTCTACCAAATACTCCGGCAAGTCTGCCATTAGATCACCACACTTTCTACAATTTCCGTTTCATCCCGCACATTCGTAATCTGGCAGCTAAAATGGCATGCCTCGCCTTCCCAGCTAAACGTAAACTGATCCACACTAGCCGTGCGAGCATCTGCCAGTAGCGCTTCGGTGACCATGCGCTTAATTTCACTTTCCTGCACACCGTGCCCATAGCTGCTGCCGATCAGTTCCTCCAGCTCGCTACCATAGTCGGGAGAATAGATCACATGACGGTAGCGGGGGGTACGAATTGCTTTTTCACACCACTGCACCCAGGCTTCTTTTTCACCTGTAGTCACGATTTTACGGCTGGGGCTCATAACAAATTCTCCAGCTTCAAAATCAAACCGCCAGCTTCGTCCAAATACCGCCCGGTTATCCTCCAGCACATCCGGGTCCGTAATATCCGTCCAGAGCATATCATCCGTTTCGGGAAATAAATTAGCCACGTCCACTCACCACCTTGCACACCACAACCACATCGTTGCCGCTATTCACCCGAACCGCAAGTACGCGATCTCCGGGCTTAAGTCCTTCGTTCAGGCTCAGATTCACATCCTCCAGCTCGTCCTCCCCGATATAAAAGGAAGTTTTCAGCTCTTTGCCCTCCCAATTCTCCGACTCTACTGCGGTTGAGGTTCCTTTGTACATATGACGCGGTACAGACAGCAATCCCGGTAGCTCGGCGACCAGATAATCCTGAAGCTCGTGTTTAAAATCATCCAGCTTGATTCCCGTGGAAGTAATCGTGCCTAGTACCGCGCCCACTCCACTCAGCGCTTGCTTGGTTTGCTTGTGAAATGAGGATTGCAGAGCAGTGACCAAATGCCCGTAGGGGTCCTTATTCAAGATAAAACCTCCTTTTTACATCGTCATACGTGCCCAACTCCAGCGACATACTGCCGGGATTACCCAATTCTCTGCTCACTGAAATCACCAGCAGCTTCATGGAACCCAGCATCACCGCGTCTCCTGCACGAATCGTGTTCATATCTGGTGCATTTAGCGATATCGTTTGTTGTATGCCTCTCAGCTTACTTTTGGCCAACTCACGTGCCGCCGCACCTGATTTCACCTCGTCATCCTGCACGATCACCTGAAGCGTTCCATATTTGGCAATGTCCTTTTCCTCCAGCGCCATCACCTTGGACGGAACCTCGTTGCCCGTTTCACTGGCCGCCGTAGCCAGCACCTTGACTCTTGTGGCCGCGCCTTCGAGCGTACGGGATTGTGTCGTATCGGTCACTCTCTCCAAAACATACACATCTTTGTTCGTTCCCAGCTCGTATAGCTCCAAACCGGAGGTAATCATCCGTGGATGATACAGCTTGCCACCCGCTTTTGCCGTTTCACGCAGGTCGCCCAACATCATGGAATAGATGGACTGTGTCCGGTATACGGCGCGTCCCAGCGTCTTTTTCGTATCTGGTAATGAAGCGATTTTCAGCTTCCAGTCCCTGGCATATTTCTGAAAACGCTGAGTAGCCGTCTGCTTCGCAGGGAGCAAATATTCATCCTCGGACTTGTCCAAATACACCGTGCGATCATACAATGTCAGCGTCATACGCTTGAGTCCATTGTTGGAGGTTTCCACTTCCCAAATAACCGCTGGAGACAGCAAGGGGACATAGTCTTTTTTGCCATAAGGAATGCCACTAACCCGAATCGACATCCCTGGAGAGATGGGCGGCAAATCCGGCGTCACAACCAAATTCACCGTGCCCTGATAAGCGATTTGCTCCAGCGAATCCCTCAAATTAATGTTCTCCACGAGCGGCGACAAATCATATTTATCCTGTAAAATAACTTTATAGCTCATGACAGCACCAGCTTTTGCCCCGGTTTAATCGCATTCGGATTTTGACCAATGACCTTTTTGTTAAGCTGATAAATACGGCTCCATTGTGAGCTGTCCCCCAGCTCCAGCTTGGCAATTTTGGACAAGGAATCTCCCGATTTCACCGTATAGGTTTTTTCTTTTCTTTCATATCCGTGCGGGGCTTTTTGTTGACCGTAGCAGACTTCGTTCCACTGCCGGCTTTTTTGGATACCTTCATTTCACTCCAGGTCCGCAGCGAAAGATCAAAATTCACGTCCCCATAATCGCCGCCCCGAAAGGTGGAGTTATGAGACGCTACAATTACGGGTACATTTACAGCCGTCTCTGAAATAATGAAGCGTAATGGCTTTTGGGACAGCAAAAAACCATTCAACGTGTTCATGGCCTCCTGTGGATCGGGAATGTCCTGATATTTACAATACGATTCATCGTACTCCTTGGGAAAAAAAGAAGAGAAGGAGATTTCCTTCACCTTCTCCCCTTGTGGAAAATCAAACTCCCCATAGGATAAAATCGTTGTCGTATCAAATCCCTTTTGCCGTGAGATCGTCACTTCCTCGGGATTCACCGGAAATATAAACTTAAATCCCTTGCCATCCGTTAAACTAAATTCCATCTCTTTCCTCCTTCCCCGTTACTCCCATCCTACTGCATTACATAGCTCCTCCGCTCGCAGGCTTGATGTTCTGCGTCGCCCGCAGAATCTCGGCTTTGAGACGGTAGCCAATTTGCGTAATAAGTCCCTCCACATCCAGCTTGTTTTCATGCACAGTTACCTGTACAGCCCCTGCTGGAAGATTGAATTGGTTCGTAGTTTCCGTCTTAAAATCCTTCAAAAAGCCGGAGAGTGTTCCCATTTGTTCTGGGCTGATCTGTACTACTTGAGGAGTCGGATTACCATTGGCTTTACCTTTAGCTTTGGCTCCGTTGTTCGCATGAGCCGCAGTATTCAATAGTGGATTAGGATTGACCCCTTGGTTAGCGATAGCCATTGGACCATAAGGATTAGGGACGCCTTTTGCACCTGATTGCGGAGGCACGTATGCAACTGCACTATATAAAGGCGGCATAGTTGCTAATGGCTTAAGGGAGGCACCTATAGTCGAATGAGGCGGGATTGCAGGTTTAGGAACTTCAGGTGGCTTAGCTGGCTCTTTCTTAGGTTCATCTTTCTTACCAAAAGAAAAGAAATCAGAAAAGCCTTTACCAAAGTCTCCAGCCTTATCCGAAATCCAACCTGTGACCTGGGAAGCTTTTTCCCCAATAAATTTACCAGCGGACTTTGCTTTGTCTATAATAGCGGGACCATAATCTGAGACTAATCCGCCAATTTTACCACCAACAAAGTCTCCCGCCATACCTCCAAGCGTAGAGCCAACCACAGTACCAATACCCGGAAGCAAAAATGAGCCTATAGCTCCACCTATCGCAGAACCAGCGGTCCCGCCTACAGTAGAACCAATAGCTTCTGCACGTTCTTTACCGGAGGTAGCCTGCGCAATGTTCACAATATCCATCCCATAGCTTAATGGCCCCAGCAATTTTTTCGCGCCGCCTTTTAAAAGGTTCTTAAATAAGCCTGACCCGGCTTCCTCAGCTGCACCAGCAACGCTACTTGGTCTGATAATACTTGAGGCTGCATCTGCCGCAGCATTTGAACTTGCAGTGCTAGGTACTACACCAGCGGCTTCGCTTGGATTTATCATCCCCCAGCTTTTAGCCTGATCAAATAGTCCCTGTCCGCCTTCCAATAAATCTGAAGCTCCTCCAAATTTTTCTAAAAATTCACCCCCAGATTTTCCTACATTAAGTGTCTTTTTAGCCAAATCTTTAAACTTTTCTGTTCGGGTAGTTCCCTGGAGCGGTCCCTTTAGGGTACCAAAATCAGTTTTAAATTTTTTGAATGCTTCCGGAGCCTCAGAAACGTTTTTTAATCCTTCACCAACTTTTTTAACATTACCAAGAAAATCTTGTACATTAGTTAAAAAACTCTTTGGCTCTTCTTCTTTCTTCTCACCGCCAAGCTTTAGAGAAGCTAAATTGCTACCTAAAGCTGCAATAGCAGTCGTGTTGGCGTTCACTGCAATAGTGTTCAATTGCACTGCAGTACTTAGCAAAACGATACTCGGATTGTTATCAACCTTGGATGGCCCTGATGCGGTAGCGGGAATAATGCTCTGAACATTGACATTCCCCGAAGCGTTAATAATCTGGGATTTGACCTGGTTAATCTTGTTCAACAAATTATCCAAGCCTTTGGAGGCCATATCGTTCAGCACGATTTCCGGGGCCATGCGAGTACGGCCTATTTTCATTACACGTCCTTGAATCCGCTCAAAATAACGTTCCATCGCGCGCAATTCACGGTTCGCTTTAATGACGTTTTTAGGATCAATTACGAGATTCATACGGTAATTTAATGCTTCTGCCATATTTCATGTTCACCTCCTTGTTCATGCTTTTGAAGAAACCATACTGTCCATTTCCTGTTCAGCAAACGCCAGCAGCAGCATGCGCTCGCCACGGGGAAGCCGCCAAAAGTCTCCGGGGCGGAGGTGGTGCCGAACCCACAAGTGGTACAGCATCGTCGTCATTCCCCCGGAGCCGATTAGTTTTTTAGATCAGCAATTTCCACCCCAAAGCCGGACAGTTCCAGCACCTTATCTCCAACTGCATCCAGTTCACCCGCCAGCAGCATACGACGGACAGATTGTTCGCCACCGGACAGCTTCAAACGGCTTGTAATCCGGGGATCGCCCCAGCCGCTAAGGGACAAGCCCTTCACTTCCAATTTTCCAGTAGCTTCCGAAATCAACAAGGCGTTGAACGTTTCAGTATCTACCTTCTCATCCACTGCACCCTTTACGGTACGGCGAATGGTACACCGTTCACGAATGCTGTCCACTTTGCTGGAGGTCAAGCCATGCAGCACAATTTTCATATCCAGACGCTTGATACGCACCGTTTCCTCCGGCAATTTTTCAGCGGCTTCAAACAGGCTGTCCAAAATTTGTTCTTCTGTCATATTTTCATTCAAGCTCATAAGTCATTCTCCCTTATTATCAATTTGTATTGAGGAACGGAACACCTTATGGCATCCCATCCCCCGTATTCATATTAGTTCGCTACAATCGGATCAAGCAGCTCATAACCTTCAAAGGTGAAGGTCGTTTCTTCCTGCACTTCCTCGCCAGCTGTCCAGTTGGCAAGCTGAATTTTGTCAGGAGTGCAACGAATGAGACGAATACTTTCATGTCCGAAGGCTTCTGGATCATCCAGTTTGGTAATAATCTCAAAACGGTTAAAACCACGACGAATCATATCGGACGTAACCTTGTAGCCACTCATCGTGCCCGTCCCTTTTTTGATACCGCGTTTGTGAACCTTCCAGTCATTGCCCACGAGGTTCAGCTCGCGTTTTTCCATTTCCACGCTGGCTTCCAGCTTATTGATATTCGTCTGCCATACCCCGTCCACATGCGCCTGACCATACGTACCTAAAATGACTCTTGAAGCATCCAACATTTATTTTTCCTCCTCAAAATGATCCATAATATAGTTTTGGATTTCTAATTTTCCACGACATTCTTATTGCACGTAAAATGTACCGAACAGTTGCTCCATCACGTCGGTCAGCTTCACGTTCCATTGCAGGAACACTTGATCCGGCTCCGGTTTGATAACTGGCGCATCGCCATAGTAGGCTGGGTCGAGAATGACATCGTAACCATCGGCTTCGATCACGTTACTCAGCGACAGCTGTGCCAAATATTCTTTGATCGCACCGATGAGTGCCAGACGGCCTTCCACGGTGTTGTTGATTTTGCCAATGTAAGTCTCTTCGGCTGCACGCTGCAAGTCAGCGTTAATAGCATCCATAACGCGGATGGAACGGATTTTCTTCCATGCGTTGTTTTGTCCGGCAGCCGGGTTCACCAAGCTGTTGATACCGCGCAACGCTTTGACCTGACGGCCGTCGAAGAACAGCAGGAAGACACCATTACGGACAGCCTGCTCCTGCTCGGAACGTGTCCAGCGGCGGGTTACATCCTCAAAAGGCGTCACCGCATATGTCGCGGATTGATTCAGACGTTGGCCTGCGATCAGTCCGGCTACATAAGCAGCCGTTTGAGCGGAGCTGTAGTCCGTACCTGCCAGACGCACGCCAGTACCCACGTTTACGATACCTTCATGGTTGAGCGCCAGAGAACGGGCAGAGGCCAAGCTGACAGCGGTTTTGGATACATCATCTGCCGCAGAACCACCGAACACGGCGATAACGCCCTTGCCTTCGCTGCGGACACGCTTGATCCAGGCGGCAAAGCTTTGCAGCAAGGCCAGATCGGCTGCATAATCGAGCGCGAGGACGTTAAATTCCTGTCCTTCGAGCGCTTCCTGCATCGCGATATAATCCGCATTAACCAGCGTGCTATTACCACTGTTACCGCCTGTGAGATGAACGCCGCTGACATCCACAGGAATACCGCCCTTGCCGACAACCTCGGCTTTCACCCATACGTTTTCGCTGTTCGTGTTCATCGCTTCGGCGATCGAAGCAGCCGTACCGTCACTGCCTTTATACGTACCCAGCAGCTTAGTGCCCTCATAGAGACGCACCTCACGGGCTTGCTCGTCACCCAAGGTTGGCTGTACCGTTACGGCAAAGCCATTACCGCGACTACCTGTGTACAAAGCCTGCAAGCGCAGCACATCGGTTGGTGCCTCACCGCCATTTTTCAGCGTCACAGTTGCTTGAGCAGCCGTGTCATCTGCCAAACGGTAGGCCAACAGCTTTTTCGGTCCACCCAGCAGAGCCAGATACAGTGTAGAGTACGCTGTCGCACCATCCAGGCTGTCATTGGAAAAGATTTGGCTGATCGCCGTTTCGCTGCCAATCTCTACAAACTCACGTACAGGTCCCCAGTTGGCTTTAACCGGCACAACGACCGTACCGCGTGAACCACCTTGAATCGCTGAAGCTGCTGCTGCCTGAAAATTCATATACAAACCCGGCAATACCGGTTTATTCGTGTTTTCCCATGTTCCGCCTGCCATAATTAGTCCACCTTCGCTTTCATAAATTGTTCGATTTTAGTGTGTGCTTCTGCTACCGTGAACAGATTGTCCTGTGTGCCAAAAAAGGCGCCTGCCAGCACTTCTTCCTTCACGGAAAACAATTGCTCCGCGTGCTCCTTAAGCTCCTCCAGCGTATAGCGGGGGCCGCTTGCTTCCTGCCCGGCATTGACCGGGGCCTTCTCGTTGTTGTCCAAGGTCACTCGGACCACCTCATTTCAAAATAGGATGAATTTCCACTCTGCGGATTAACGCCGCTTCCTCAGCCGGACGCATACGCCGCTGTACCAGCGTCAGCCGGAGCTGACCGTCCAAAATCGCATCCGCCTGCAAATCTGCGGAAGCTTCCGCCGTGGACATATAACGGCCCTTCTCCTGATCCAGAGGAAGCTGAATTTGAGCGCCAAAGCCCTCGACCAGCACGGAAGCCGCGCGATTCTCTTCAGCAGTGTCCGGGGCAATAACGTGCCCAATGAACCGTTTGCGAAGTTCATACATGGAGGCTCCCGCCATCCTGGTCTCGCAGCCGCTCAGCCGCCATAGCACCGCGTGCCGTCCCGGCTGTGCGGGCCATGCATCGGCGTACACCGACCACGTTTCGCCCAACTGCTTCTGCGTCCAGCGGGTCAGCGCCGCCAGCCATTCATCCGGCTGTGCAACACCGTTTGCCGGAGCGGCCGCCGGACTACCTTCCGTTTCAGGCACATACACGCCAAAACGTAGCGTTCTGTAGGCCTTGCCCGTGACGGTATCCAGCTTTTCCGCATCCCGCACGCCCAAATAGTGCGCGGTAAAAGCTGACGTGTCCTCGCCTTCGCCTGTCACCGGTTCCCGGTGCAGTCCGGCAATCAGGGCGCTCGCCCATACATCAGCCTGTGCCAGCCCGGCTTGTCCTGCGTACAGCTTGATGCGGACAACCTGCCGATATCCGGCCCAGGACGACTTCCAAATTTCCTCGCCCAGCGCCATAACGGCGTACGGCTCCTCTGCCGTCTGCGACGGTGGCTGAACATCGTATACGCGCCCTTGAAGCGCTGGAACAATGTCAATGAGCTTTTGTTTAAAGGCTTGTCTCATCCTGCGGCATGCCACCTTTGCGCATCCTGCACTCGCATGTTGTGGCTGCTTAGCCAGGCTTTTTTCCACTTCCGTGTTCTCATCCGGCGTAGCCTCAACCTCATGCATTGCAACATCCATTGCTTAGGCAACACGACTCCTCCTTTCTGTAAAACAATTCCCGGGAATCGACAGGGACGACAACCGCATGAAAAAACCGGCCCTGGTGGCCGGCTAACGTTTGACTGTGTGTGTCTTCGGTATGTCCTCTTGTCTTGATTCCCGATGATATAATCTTACACCCTTATAACGAATGCGTTGCCGGGGAAATGGACGATAAAAGCAGAGACTAGGGATGAAATTAGGCGGTATTTAGAGAACATGTGTTCTCGTTATTAAAAAAGACCTTGACCCCCGCTATTGCAGGAAATCAAAGCCTTTTAAGAAACGATATTAAAATAGAAATGCGAACGAATGGATAATTATTACATCATCCCAATTTTCGATCCGCGCCCTTCTGTAAGCCTCCCAGATTCAAAACACCCTGATCCGCCAGTGCAAGCGCCATTTTGTAAAAAGCCCGTGTACGGATTTTCGTGTACGTATCCTTGCTTACTGGCGGGTCGAGCACATAATTGTAAACCTTGTAGTCGAACACATCGTCATCCTTTAAATAACGCTCACGGATGAGCAGCTGTTCGCGTTCATTCAAACGGCCGACTACGGCATCCACCATTTTGCAATAAGCCAAGCGAGCCGCAGGAGCATCTACATTATATACGGCTGTCCGTGCCGTTGGATCGCTGGTCACATTCGTCGGTCCGTTCGGGCGATCCGTATAGCCGGCAGTGATAAAACTTTCCCGGTCCATAAAGGTAATGGTTTTATAAATCCGATATTTTTCAAATACCCCCTCCAGTGCGTTCTGCGTTTTGCGTCTGTCCAATTCGGGTAGGTTATTTTTCATGTAAAGCAACACTCCTTATCTTATGCCTTTTGACAATGATGTATTTTTTAGATCCAGAATTTTGCAAAATTCGATTCCAGTCGCTCCCTAGTGCAATATATAGACGAACTAGACCCTTTCGATTTATATATTGTTCATTGGAAGTCGCTTATTGGATTTTTGCAAAATCCTCAATCGTACAACTCTTACGTTTACAATTTGTTCCCCTTTTGTTCGTATTATGAGTATAACATAGCATTATTTAGGATAGCTATCCATCAGCAAAAAAAGCGGTATAGCTTCAAAAACAGGATATTCGCTTTATTTTCCTATGCCTTTTGGCATATTACGTGCTTTTACTATTTACCTAATGGTATAATGAAACTAATCTTTTATTCTGTTGCAGAAGGGAGCCGCCATTGTGGAACAACCAGCATTTGGAACATACTTAAAGCAGCAGCGTGAGCACAAGCAATGGAGCATTAACCAATTGGCAGAAGCGGCTGGCATCAGCAATTCACAAATTTCCCGCATTGAAAACGGGCTGCGTGGAGTACCCAAGCCCTCTACTCTCCGCAAAATAGCGGACGCGCTCAGCGTATCGTATACCGAGATGATGAAGAACGCCGGATATTGGGGAGAAGATGATTCCGTAGAGCAACATTCACACGACTCCTATCGTTCCAACGTACCGGAATGGGCTACTTCCAAAGACCGCTGGGATTTTAAAAAAATGCTAGAGGAAGACGGCGAATTGATGTTCGACGGCATTCCACTGGATAAAGAAGATCGTCAACGGATCAAGGATGTGCTAACTGGTCTGTTCTGGGAAGCCAAACAGATGAACAAGCATAAACCCAAATCGCCCCCAGCGGGCAGTGATCAGGAATAG